GCTGTTGGAACGACCATTGCCCTCTTAGAGCGTGGCTCCAGGGTCATGTCAGCCATACATAAAAGATTGTATGTGGCGTTAAAAAAAGAATTCACTCTACTTGCAGAAGTATTTAAAACTTATCTGCCACCAGAATATCCTTACGATGTTGTAGGGGGACAAAGAAATATTAAAGTTGCAGATTTTGATGACAAGGTAGATATTCTACCTATAGCAGATCCAAATATATTCTCACAATCACAGAGAATATCTATGGCTCAGACAGAACTACAACTTGCAATGTCAAATCCACAAATGCATAATTTATATGAGGCGTACAGAGACATGTACACTGCAATTGGTGTAAAAGATGTAAATAGAATCTTACCACCACCACAGCCACCAATGCCTATGGATCCAGCCGCAGAAAATATTTTAGCGATGACTGGAAAACCTTTTCAAGCGTTCAAAGGTCAAGATCACAGAGCACATATAACTTCACATTTAAATTTTATGGCAACTAACATGGCAAAAAATAATCCAATGATCACTGGTGCATTACAAAAAAATATTTTTGAGCATATATCTTTGATGGCACAGGAGCAATTAGAGATAGAATTTAGAGAAGAGATACAACAATTAATGCAATTACAACAGATGGCACAGATGAATCCTGCTATGGCACAGAGTCCTGAGATACAACAACAGATTATGTCATTAAGCATGGCTGTTGAGGCTAGAAAAGCTAAACTAATTGCAGACATGACCCAAGAATTTAAGGACGAAGAGAATAAAATTATGGGTGATTTTGGAAATGACCCTGTTGCAAGACTAAAAGCTAGAGAATTAGACCTTAGAGCTATGGATAATGAGCAAAAACGTATGCAAGCAGAGGAAAGATTGAATCTAGACAAGTCTAGAGCAATGATGAATCAAGACTTACAAGAAGAAAAGCTTGATCAA